AAAGCTTCTCCTACAAAACAAATTGGAGCTGCTATTGTTAAAGGAGCAAAAGATGTTGGTGCTAAAGTAATGAAAGGTATCAAAGCTTTAGACAAACAAGCAAACAAAGGAAGTAGATAATAAAGCATATGAAAAATCTATCAATAAAAGGTTATAAAAAAAATAGTCCTGATAAAGATAGACCTTATAATGTAATACCTAGCGGGGAAATCACTATGAAAAATGTGGAGTTTCCCGTTTTAGGTATTGATAATAAAGGTAATTCTAAAGTAATGCAACCTGGTAAAGATTATAGTTATCCAGGGGATACTGTATTAGAAGTGCCTATAAAAAAACAAAAAATATATAATAGAATATTTAAAAAATAAATTATGGGACAATATGGTAATCAACCAGATTTTGGAACAATAGTGGCAGTATTGGAGGATATAGGCCTTAACGTTGTTTTTCCTCCTTCGGCAATATATGTGGGAGAGACTAATAATAATGATGGCCTGGCCTCGTTGGAGGTGCAACCTGTTGGTAATGAACCTGGCGATACTGTGATTATATCAGGGATATCCAATGGTACTTTTTTACCAATTGTAGTTACAGAAATAATTGATAAAGTTGGCATAGATACTAATAAGATATTACTTTATAGATAATTAAAATAAACAAATAATTAAATCAAATGGAAAACACAAACAAAATTACAGAAAAACAATTAGAAACCATTGTTAATCAACAAAAAGCTATGAATACCTTATTAACTAATATAGGGTTATTGGAATCTCAAAAGCACGGTTTCTTACACCAAATTGCAGAAGTAAATAAAGAAGTAGAAGAATTTAAATCAGAATTACAATTAGAATACGGGGATATTAATATTAATATCGAAGATGGTTCTTATACTCATATAGCTTACACAGACGAACCTAAATTAGAAAAAGTAGACTAATGAGTTCTGTTATTAGAAAAATTAGTATAGGTACAGATTATAAAAATGAGGCAATGCATTACTCTGTGGGACAAAATGTTTACGGGGGTCATGTAATTGGCGGTATATTATTTGATGAGAAAGACAACTCATATAATATTTACATTGAAAAAGGAGATGAAGTAATGCCGTGGAAAAAGTTTAATTCTAATATGGCTATATCTGTTGAATATGATTTGGAATACTAATGAGAAGTATTTTTTCTTTTATTGTAAAGCCTGTAGGGGAAAGATACAATAACAAAGTTAAAGTCGATGGTAAAGAACTAATAGTCAATACTAAAATTGAAAGCTTTAAATCAGTAAATAACTTTGCAGAAGTTGTTGCAATCCCATTAGCATATAATACAAATATAAAAGTTGGTGATATAATTTTAATTCATCATAATGTTTTTAGAGTATTTTATGATATAAGAGGCAATAAAAAAAATAGTAGATCATATTTTAAAGATGATTTATATTTTTGTGAATTAGATCAAATTTATTTATATAAAAATACCGGTGAATGGAAAGCGTTTGGAGACAGGTGCTTTGTTAAGCCAATTAAAAATAAAGACTATCTAAACGTAGATAAAGAACAAAAGCTTATTGGTATATTAAAATACGGAAATAGCTCCTTAGAAGCGCTTAAAATATACGAGGGAGACCTTGTTGGTTATACTCCTTATGGAGAATTTGACTTTGTTATTGATGGACAAAGACTTTATTGTATGAAATCTAATGATATTATAATTAAATATGAATATAAAGGAAACGAAGCAGAATATAACCCCTCTTGGGCCAAATAATTGGATTGTTTATAGGCATATAAGAAACGATAAAAAAATTATATTATATTGAATAAAATGGATATTAAAGAAACAAAAAATAATATCATAAAAGCTGGACACAAAGCGGTACTTGAGTTAATTAAAGTTGCTGAAGAAGCTATTTTAGATAATGGAGAGGACGACTTGTCAGCGGATAAATTAAAGAATGCTGCAGCAACAAAAAAGTTAGCCATATTTGATGCTTTTGAAATTCTAAGTAGAATACAGGATGAAACCCGTATGCTGGAAGAAGAGGAAAAAGATCCTACAATAAAACAATTTAAAGGTTTTGCAGAAGGGAGATCTAAATAATGTACGAACAAACACTTTATAAGATACTACCAAACCATATTAAACCATCAATTATTAAACAACAGAATCGTTATAATAAATGGAAATACGGATATAATAAGGACCATGATGTAATTATTATTAGTAAAACAGGTAAGATTGGAGAAATATACGAGATACAAAACTTAAGGATTGCTCTACCATTAATGGATAACTCCTTTAAGAGAGATTCAAAAAAAGAAGAACAATACTGGGAACAATTAAAAATACCAAAAGAACTTGAAAAAATAAAAAGTGTCTTTGACTGGAATAAATATCCAGATAGTTTCAAAGAAAAATGGTATGACTATATTGACAACGAGTTTAAGCATAGAGAAGAAGGCTTTTCATTTTATAATAATGGAGTTCCTACATATGTAACTGGTACACATTATATGTACTTGCAATGGAGTAAAATAGATGTTGGTGCACCAGACTTTAGAGAATCAAATAGATTGTTTTTTATATTCTGGGAAGCTTGTAAAGCGGATCCAAGATGTTATGGAATGTGCTATTTAAAGAATAGACGTTCTGGATTTTCTTTTATGTCATCTGCTGAATTAGTTAATCAAGCAACTATATCAAGTGATTCAAGATTTGGAATCTTATCAAAAGCTGGGGCCGATGCTAAAACAATGTTTACCGATAAGGTGGTTCCAATCTCTCTTAATTATCCCTTTTTCTTTAAACCTATCCAAGATGGTATGGATAGACCTAAAACAGAACTTGCATATAGAGTGCCTGCTTCTAAATTTACAAGAAGAAAATTAGATAGTCAAGAAAATCCAGAAGAAATGGAAGGCCTTGATACAACAATAGATTGGAAAAATACAGGGGATAACTCTTATGATGGTGAAAAACTTAAGTTACTGGTTCATGATGAAAGTGGTAAATGGTTAAGACCGGATAATATATTAAACAACTGGAGAGTTACTAAAACGTGTTTAAGATTAGGTAGTAGAATTATTGGTAAGTGTATGATGGGTTCAACGTCAAATGCTTTAGATAAAGGAGGAGATAATTTTAAAAAACTATATTATGCTTCAGATGTCACGAAAAGAAACCGCAACGGACAGACTAATTCAGGATTATATAGTTTGTTCATACCTATGGAATGGTCCTACGAGGGATTCATTGATACTTATGGCATACCTGTCTTCGATACTCCAAAAACCCCGGTCAAAGGAATTGATGGGAATGAAATAGATTATGGGGTTATTGAGCATTGGCAGAATGAGGTAGATGGACTAAAGTCCGATTCTGATGGATTAAATGAATACTATAGACAATTTCCAAGAACAGAACAACACGCTTTTAGAGATGAAACAAAACAATCGTTGTTTAATCTTACAAAAATATACGAACAAATAGATTATAATAATGATCTAAGGAATTCAAACATATTAACTAGAGGCAATTTTCAATGGGAAGGTGGCGTCCAAGATACAAAAGTAATATTCTATCCGAATAAAAGTGGTAGATTCTTGATTTCATGGATTCCTCCATATCATTTGCAAAATATTGTTATATCAAAGAATAATATGAAATGGCCTGGTAATGAACATATTGGTGCATTCGGGTGTGACCCTTATGATATATCAGGAACAACAGATGGCAAAGGATCTAAAGGTGCATTGCACGGAAGAACAAAGTTCTCAATGGAAGATGCCCCAAGTAATACATTCTTTTTAGAATATATATCAAGACCACAAACCGCTGAAATATTTTTTGAAGATGTATTAATGGCTTGTATATTTTACGGTATGCCAATTCTTGCAGAAAACAATAAACCAAGATTACTATATCATTTTAAAAGAAGAGGCTACAGGGGTTACTCAATGAATAGACCTGACAAATCTTTTATTAAATTATCAGCAACGGAAAGAGAAATAGGAGGAATTCCTAACTCTTCTCAAGATATAATACAAGCACACGCTGCAGCAATAGAAACAGAAATAGAGGATTATGTTGGACTAACTGAAACAGGTTATGGGACAATGTACTTCCAGGATACTTTAGAGGATTGGGCAAGATTCGATATAACCAGAAGGACTAACCATGATGCCTCTATTAGTTCAGGATTAGCAATAATGGCTTGTAACAAAAATAAATATATGCCAACTGAAAAAAGAGAAATAGTGTCTGTGCCTTTAGGTTTTAGAAAATATAATAATGAAGGAACTACATCAAAAATTATTAAGTAAATGAATATATACACAAATCCAAATAGTGCTTTCCCTAGTCAGGTTGTAGATGATGCTACTAAGGCTTCTGAAGAATATGGATTACAGGTATCTCGTGCTATAGAACAAGAATGGTTTAACCAAGGGAGAACTAGCGGCAATAGATATTTAACACATTGGAATAATTTTAATAGATTAAGGTTATATGCAAGAGGTGAACAATCTGTACAAAAATATAAAGATGAGTTATCAATCAATGGTGATTTATCTTACTTAAACTTAGATTGGACACCTGTACCTATATTATCAAAGTTTGTTGATATAGTTGCTAATGGTATATCTCAAAAGACTTATGATGTAAAAGCATTTGCACAAGACCCGGATTCTTTAAAAAAGCGTATGAATTACGCATCGGCCTTAAAATTTGATATGGCTAATAAAGAATTAATAGGCAGCAATAAACAAGAATTTGGAATAGATATATCAAAATCAAATATTCCGCCAGCTGATTTACCTGCTACATTAGATGAATTAGAATTACATATTCAGCTTTCTTATAAGCAATCTATTGAGATAGCAGAGGAGGAGGCAATAAATACCGTATTAAAAACTAATAAATACGATCTTACTAGAAAAAGACTTAACTATGATTTAACCACTATTGGTATTGCAGCGGTTAAAACATCCTATAATAAATCTGAAGGTATTACGGTCGATTATGTGGATCCTGCATATTTAGTTTATTCATATACTGAAGACCCTAACTTTGAGGATATTTATTATGCAGGGGAAGTTAAAGCGGTAACTATACCAGAATTAAAAAAAGAATTCCCATATATATCTGAGGATGAACTTCTTAAAATCCAACAGATGCCTGGAAATAGACAGTACATACAAGGATGGGGTAATTATGATGAGAATACAGTACAAGTATTATATTTTGAGTATAAGACTTATATGAATCAAGTATTTAAAATAAAAAACAATGAGAATGGATTAGAGAAGGTAATTGAAAAAACTGATTCATTTAATCCTCCTCCAAGTGATAATTTTGAAAGAGTATCAAGAACAATAGAAGTATTGTATACAGGAGCAAAGATCATAGGTACTAATATGATGTTGGAATGGAAGTTGTCAAATGATATGACTCGTCCATATGCAGATACCACAAGAGTTAGAATGAATTATAATATAGCTGCCCCTAGAATGTATAAGGGTAGAATTGATTCAATTGTTTCTAAGTGTATTTCATTTGCTGATATGATTCAATTAACTCACTTAAAACTTCAACAAGTTATGTCTAGAGTAGTGCCTGATGGGGTATTCTTAGATGTTGATGGGCTAATGGAAGTTGATTTGGGTAATGGCACAAAATATAATCCAGCAGAAGCATTAAATATGTATTTCCAAACTGGTAGTATCGTAGGTAGATCTTTAACTCAAGATGGAGAAATAAATAGAGGCAAAGTGCCTATCCAAGAATTAACAACATCAAGTGGTCAAGGTAAGATACAAAGTTTAATACAAACTTATCAGTATTACTTGCAGATGATTAGAGATGTTACCGGACTTAATGAAGCTGTTGATGGTAGCAAGCCAGATTCAAATGCTTTAGTAGGATTACAAAAGATAGCAGCAAACGCTTCTAACGTAGCAACGCGCCATATAAAAGATGCTAGTATATATTTAACTACAAGAATTTGTGAAAATATATCATTACGTATTGCAGATTGTTTAGACAACCCTTTAACTGCAAATTCATTAAAACAAAGCATATCAACTTATAATGTAGATGTTTTAAAAGAAATGGAAAAACTAAATCTACATGACTTTGGTATTTTCTTAGAAATTGAACCAGACGAAGAAGAAAAAGCGCAATTAGAACAAAACATACAAGTTTCTTTGCAAAACCAAGGGATTGATTTAGAAGACGCTATTGATATAAGACAAGTTAGAAATCTTAAATTAGCAAATCAATTATTAAAGTTAAAAAGAAAAAGAAAACAAGCGCAAGTACAACAACAGCAATTAGCAAACATACAAGCACAAGCAGATGCTAATTCTCAGAATGCCGAAAAAGCAGCAATGTTTGAAGTTCAAAAACAGCAAGCATTAACACAAGAAGCAATTAATATTGAACAAGCCAAATCTCAATTTGAAATTCAAAGATTACAAACAGAGGCTCAAATTAAAAAACAATTGATGGCAGAACAATTTAATTATGATATGCAATTAGCACAATTAAAAGTGCAGGCAGATACTAATAAATTTAATCAATTAGAAAATAGAAAAGACGAAAGAACAAAAATACAAGCCACCCAGCAATCAGAATTAATAGATCAACGTAAGAACGATTCTTTACCAAAAGATTTTCAGAATAATGCGGAAAATTTAATTAATGATTTAGGAGGAATGTTACAAATGGAATAAACTTATTAACCAATTTTATATTATCATATTATGTCAGAAGAAGTAAAACAAGAAGGAGAATTTAAATTAAAAACAAAAAAACCTTCAGTAAGAAAATTAAACAGAACAGATGAACCTATTAAGGTTGATTTGACAACAAAGCAAGAGGAACCAATAAAAGTAGTAATCCCTAACGAAGAAACAAATGCCATTCAAGAGCAAGCAACAGATGAAAGCGTGTTACGCGATAAACAGTCCGAAATGGGATTGCAAGAAGTGGGCGAAGGAAACCAAGGGGCCACTGAAGATGTTATTGAAGAAATCTTTGAACAAGAAATAAAGAAAGAGGTTGCAGATATTAAAGAAGAACTGCAATTTCACACACAAGAACAAGACAGTAACAATATTCAATTACCAGAGAACATAGAGAAATTAGTTTCTTTTATGCAAGAGACTGGTGGAACTATTGAAGATTATGTTAGACTAAATGCAGATTATTCAAATGTAAATAATGTTGCTCTATTAAAAGAATACTATAAAAATACTAAACCGCATTTAGATGCAGATGAAGTAGAATTTTTATTGGAAGATAAATTCTTTTTTGATGAAGATATTGATGATGAAAGAGAAATCAAATTAAAGAAATTAGCATTTAAAGAAGAAATTTCAAAGGCTAAAACCTTTTTAGAAGAAGCAAAGAAAAAATATTATGCAGAGATCAAGGCAAGGCCTGGCGTTAATGCAGAACAACAAAAAGCTGTTGATTTTTTCAATAGATATAATACCGAGCAAAACAAAGTGGCTCAACAACAAGATGCGTTTAAAAAACAAACGTCTAGTCTTTTCAACAATGAATTCAAAGGTTTTGAATATAACTTAGGTGAAAAAAGATTTAGATATAATGTTCAGAATCCGAATCAAGTTGCCGAAACTCAATCAAATATACAAACCTTTATAGGAAAGTTTCTGGATAAAGAAGGTAATGTATCAGATGTACCGGGTTATCATAAGGCTTTGTATTCAGCAATGAATGCTGATAAAATTGCTGCTCATTTTTATGAACAAGGAAAAGCTGATGCTGTTAAACAGGTAGTTAGCAATTCTAAAAATCCAAGTACGGATGCTCCTAGAACAGCTAGTGAGCCATTCATTAATGGACTTAGAGTCAAATCTATAAGCAGTGAGGATTCCTCTAAATTAAGGATCCAAACAAAAAAATTTTAACAATTAAAAATTAAAAAACTATGGCAAATGTTACGCCTCAATTCGGTTCAATTAAACCGTCTCAAAAACAGCAAGCATTAGATACTAACTACTTAAACTTTACAGATGGTAGTGGTAATGACTTTGCACAACAATACTTACCAGAAATCTACGAACAAGAAGTAGAGAGATATGGTAATAGAACTTTATCTGGTTTCTTACGTATGGTAGGAGCTGAAATGCCAATGTCTTCTGATCAAGTTGTTTGGTCTGAACAAAATAGATTACACATTGCTTACAAAGATGTAACTTGTGCTTCTGCTACAACTTTAACTTTTGTTACGGGTGGAACAGGTTCTTCTTTTGTTAATAACGTTATTTCTGTTGGACAAACTTTAGTAGTTATGAGTCCTTCTACAGGAAAAGAACTTAAAGTTTATGTTACTGCATCTACTGCTGATGCTGCTACTGGAACAGGTGGAGCTACAAACCCAGCGGTTGTTACTGTTAAACCATATACTCAATTAGATTTGACTACTGGTGCTGGTAACGTTGTAAACTTTACTGGAGCAACAGATCTTAAAATCTTTGTATACGGTTCTGAATTCAAAAAAGGAACAACTGATGCTACTATAAACTCAGTAACTCCTTCATTTACTCAATATAGTAATTCGCCAATCATTGTAAGAGAAAGATACCAAATTTCTGGTTCTGATACTGCTCAAATTGGATGGGTTGAAGTTGCTACTGAAGATGGAGCTTCTGGATTCTTATGGTACTTAAAAGCAGAATCTGAAACAAGATTGCGTTTTGAAGATTACTTAGAAATGTCTGTAATCGAAGGTGAATTAGTTGGTGGTGGTTCTACATTAGGATCTAACCAAATTAAAGGTACTCAAGGTTTATTCTCTGCTGTTAAAGAAAGAGGTAATGTTGTAAACAACTTCTCTGCTGCAAGTGGACTTAGTGACTTTGATTCGATCTTGAAGAACTTAGATACTCAAGGGGCTATTGAAGAAAACATGTTATTCTTAAACCGTGCAACTTCTCTTGACTTTGATGATATGCTTGCTTCTTTATCTGCTGGTGCAGCAGGTGGTGTAGCTTACGGTTTATTTGAAAACTCTGAGCAAATGGCATTGAACTTAGGTTTCTCTGGTTTCCGTCGTGGATCTTATGATTTCTACAAAACTGACTGGAAATATCTAAATGATGCATCTACTCGCGGAGGTATGGCTAACACATCTATTGATGGTATCCTTGTTCCTGCTGGTACATCAACTGTATATGATCAACAATTAGGTACTAATATCCGTAGACCATTCTTACACGTTCGTTATAGAGCTAACCAAGCTGACGATAGAAGAATGAAATCTTGGATCACTGGATCTGTTGGAGGTGCTTATACTTCTGATCTTGATGCAATGCAAGTGCATTTCTTATCTGAGAGATGTTTAGTTACTCAAGCGGCTAACAATTTCGTATTGTTCACAGCTTCTACATAACAAACATGGTGATATTACCCTCGTTGAATTGACGGGGGTAATTATTACCTTTTAAAAATTTATTAAATTATATTATATTATGGCAACAAAACCAACAACAAAAAAAGAATTAGAATCAAATGAATTTGATGTGGATACAATTACTATGGAAGAAACAATTGTACCAAAAGAAATAAAACCAAAAACGTTAAAAGATACTTGGGTAATAAAAGATAGAACTTATATTATATCTGATAGTCATGCACCTTTAACTTTTACATTGCAAGGTAAGCATACTTTAAGATACCCTTTATTATGGTTTAATAAAGAAACAGGAGAACAAGAAGAGATAAGATATGCAACTAATCAAAACTCTCCGTTAGTATCACAACAAAAAGGTCAATCAACTTTAGGCCATATTATATTTGAAAATGGTATATTGAATGTACCTAAAGAAAAACAAAACTTACAAAAATTATTATCACTTTATCATCCAGGATTAAATATTAAATATACTGAGTTTGATCCAACATTAGAAGCCGAAGATGAATTAGAAGATCTTGAATTAGAAGTAATGGCGTTAAATGCTGCTTTAGAGATGGATATTGATCAAGCAGAATCCATTGTTAGAGTTGAGGTTGGTTCTAGAGTGAATAAGATGAGCTCTAAGGAGATAAAAAGAGATTTGTTATTGTTAGCAAGAAACAACCCTTCTTTGTTCATAGAGCTGGCAAATGATGATAATGTACAACTTAGAAATATAGCTATTAGAGCAGTTGAATCAAATATCATAAAACTATCACCAGACAATAGAACATTCCATTGGGGTGAGAATAATAGAAAATTAATGACTGTACCTTTTGATGAAAATCCATACTCAGCTATGGCAGCATTCTTTAAAACAGATGAAGGAGTAGAGGTCTTTAAGTCTATAGAGAAAAAATTAAAATAATACGTAATATTAATATATAGGCGGTGGCTTTGGTTACCGCCTTAATATTATAATAAAATAAGCAAAGTGGCAATAAACGTAGATACAGTTTACAAAACAGTTTTATTAATACTTAATAAAGAGCAGCGCGGTTATATGACCCCTGACGAGTTTAATAAAATAGCAACTCAAGTACAACTTGAAATATTTGAAAATTATTTTGAGAATCTTAATCAACAATTAAGAGTTCCAGATAATGATAGTGAATATGCTGATAGGATTAAAAACTTAGATGAGCAAATAGCTGTATTTAAAACTATAGGTGACTGCTCGTTGGTAAGTACGGGCATGTGGATACTTCCTACTTCTTCAGGAGCAACAATATATTCTGAACCTATTTTTTCAACAGTTATTGGGCAATCAAATTATGCACTAACATCATTAAACCAAGCACAAATACAAAATGGAGTAATAAAAGTTTATTTTGATGATGTATTGGTATACCCTGGGCAATATTCTATTGCTAATAATATATTAACTTTAACAACAATACCAACAACCGTATTTAGTGTTTTTGTTACTGTAACAGCAAATGATTTTTATAGACTAGGTACTGTAATATATAATGATGAGATTGAGGTACAAAGAGAGCAAAGAAATAATTTATTATATATAAATCAATCTCCTTTAACAAAACCATCAAAAAAATACCCTATATATATATATGAAGAAAATAAAATATATATATATCCAAAAGATATATCATCAGGTATATCAGCATCTTATGTTCGTAAACCAAAAGATGTTATATGGAACTTTACCGCAACCCCTCCATATTATACATATACATATAATCCAAATACTTCACAACAATTTGAATTAATGATCTCCGAGCAAACAAATGTTATAACAAGAATATTATTGTATTCGGGAGTAGTAATAAAAGATCCTCAAATAATTCAAGTTGCAGCATCACAAGTTCAAACAGAAAGTATTAATTCAAAAAGTTAATAAAAAATGCCTACACCTAATAATGGTTTAATTACCGAAACAAATAGACAATACTACGAAGGAGCACAGGGTTTTCAAATTATATATGCTGCTCCGGACTTTCCAAAACCGGCTACTTGGACTTCTGAGTTTACAACTACATTTAATACAGATTTAGTATTTTATGCTTCTGATCCTAATGAAATTAATTATGCTTTAAATAATTTTAAATTGTATTGGAGCCCTACCGGATTACCTGATACTTTTATAGAAGTTATTGAGCCTTATGATGTTGTAGGGAATACAATTACTTGGTTTGGAGAAGATTTACCTACACATAATAGTTATTTAGTTGTTCAATTAAAAATATTAGATGGTGGTAATTATGGCGATCATGATGCTTTTGGTACCACTGTAGAAGAAAACTATGGTAGCTATTCTTATATTGCTTTAAATGATATTATAAACAACTTTATTGTTGCTTATGTTGGTACTGGTAAATTAATAAGTGATGTAAAAAGAACTGATGTTGTGTTCCATGCCAAGCGCGCAATGCAGGAATTTAGTTATGATACATTAAAAAGTATTAAATCGCAGGAATTAAATATACCGCATAGTTTAAGTGTTGTTATACCTCAAGACTATGTTAATTATGTTAAGATGTCATGGATTGATGATTATGGGGTTAAGCATCCTATATATCCTGTAAATGCATTAACAACCAATCCTTATGAAAATCCAATACAAGATTCTAGAGGAGTCCCAATACAGGATAATTTTGATGATAATATAGAGGGAGTATCTTTAACAGAGCAAAGATGGAACCATAATAATATATTTCCAGCTGTAAATGATAATACAAACTTAGAAAACGGTTGGTATAATGGAGACAATTGGGTACAAGATAGATTCTTTGGTAGATTATATGGCTTAGATCCGCAATATGCAAATATGAATGGATACTTCTCTATAAATGATAGAGAAAATAAAATATCTTTTAGTAGTAATCTAGTTGGCAAATTAATTGTATTAGAATACATATCAGATGGATTAGCATATGATTTAGATTCAAGAGTTCCTAAAATGGCAGAGGAAGCTATGTATGCTTATATATTGCACGCTATTTTATCGCATCGGTCGGGAGTTCAGGAATATCTTGTTAGAAGACTACAGCAAGACAAATCAGCTAAACTAAGAAATGCTAAAATAAGACTTTCAAATATTAAATTAGAAGAGATAACTCAAGTATTTAGAGGCAAATCTAAATGGATTAAACATTAAAAAATATGGGTGAAGTAAAAAATAGTTTTCTAAAATCTAGAATGAATCAAGATCTAGATGATAGACTTGTACCTAACGGAGAATATAGAAGGGCTAACAATATTTCAGTAGGTAAATCAGAAGTAGATGATATTGGTACATTAGAAAATGTACTTGGAAATGAATTACTTACGTTAACAAATAATTCTGAATTTATCCCAGGCGCCACTACGCCTAATCCAAACTATATACCTGGACTAGAATGCATTGGTTCCTTTATGGATAATCAAAACAATCGTATATTCCAATTCTTAACAGATTATACTGATCCAGATCCAAACAATATTATATTACCAACAGAAGGTAATATGAAAATAACTATGTACAGTTTTGATTCTCCCGAGGATTATACAACATTAGTGTCCGGGCTATTTTTAAATTTTGCTAAAAATAAACAATTTAGAATAACTGGGGTAAATTTAATTGAAGGATTATTATTCTGGACTGATAATAGAAATCAACCTAGAAAAATAAATGTATCGAATGCTTCAAACCCTAATTATTATACTACTGAAGAGCAAATATCCGTGGCTAAATATGCCCCTGTAGACCCTATAACGTTATATAGAAAAGTAACAACTATTTCAAATGGAAATTATACAGGAAATCAAATAGAAGTTGTAAATCCCGTAGGAATTGTACCTGGTATGACATTAATAACTCCAAATATATCAGGAGCAGATTTTTGTGTTGTTGTAGATGTTACAGATAATGAGGTTACTTTTTATGAGGATTTTCCAGGCACGATTGAAGAAGGAGAGGAATTAACCTTTTTAATATCCACTATGTCTGACAAATCATCTATCCCTAGTTGGCCTGGTGATCCTGCTTTCTTAGAGGATAAATATGTTCGTTTTAGTTATCGTTTTAAGTACGACGACAACGAATACTCTTTAATGGCTCCATTTACGCAAATAGCCTATATACCAAAACAGAAAGGATTTTTTATTGCGGGTAATGAAACAGATGCATATAGAAGTACGGTTATAAATTGGTTTGAAAACAATGTAAACAATATTGAATTAATTGTTCCATTTCCAGATAAATTAGCTAATCTAACTCAAAGTTATAAAATAAAAGAAATTGATATTTTATATAAAGAGTCTGACGCACTTGCTGTTAAAGTTTTTGAAACATTGTCTGTTTCTTCTATAAATACAGAGGCTAATACTAATAATAATTATTACGTGCAGCCTTATCAATCTCAAAAACCATATAGAACATTACCAGAGGATCAAACTACAAGAGTATATGATAAAGTTCCTGTTAGAGCAAAAGCTCAAGAATCAGCAGGTAATAGGATAATTTATGGTAATTATTATGATAAATACACATGTCCTTCCTCTATAAATTATAATATATCTGTTCAACCTAAATCTACAACAGGAACTAATTTTATAGAATATCCAAATCATACATTAAAAAAGAATAGAAATTATCAAGTTGGATTTATAATTGCCGATAAGTTTGGTAGGCAATCTCCAGTTATATTATCATCTGTAGATTTATTAGGAGCATTTGTGGACGGAGAATATACAAAGGGATCTACTGTTTATTCAAGTTATGAGAATTCAGTATTATTTGAAGATGTACGTACTTGGTTTGGTGATACTTTAATATTATATTTAAACACTCCAATAGACCAGCAAAAGGATTTATCCGCAGGTAAACCAGGATTATACGCAATACCAACTTCAAATTCTGGATTTGCAATTACAGCATCAACAATAACCGATACTACATATACTTTTACTTTAGACCCACCAGAGCCTGAAGAAGTAGCTAATATTATACCTCTTCCTGGAAATATAATGAGAGGGTTTTATACAGATTATGTAACAGTAATTAGTGTATCTCCAACACCTGCTATTCCATATTCAGGTTCTTATACAATAACCACTAGCGGCAGAGTAGGTGATATATACAAATATACACCACAAGGTGGACTAGTAAAAGATATTAAATTTGCATATGAATATAACCCTATTGGATGGTATTCGTATAAAATAGTTATTAAACAACAAGAGCAAGATTATTATAATGTATATTTGCCGGGTATATTAAATGGGTATCCTAAAAATCAAACTTCAGGATCACAGGTTGTATATACTACTAGCGGAGGAACAACTACGCCTACATTAGAAAACGGAATAAATACTACACAATTTCCCGTTAGTGAAACAGGCAATACCTCACATATTGTATTAATAAATGACAATATAAATAAGGTTCCAAGAGATTTAACGGAAGTTGGGCCAGACCAAAAACAATATAGAAGTAGCGTTCAATTGTATGGTAGAGTTGAAAACACTGAGGATACACTTGAAATAACAGGAGAAGCTCCTGATTATTCGGCTAAGGTAATAAAAATATTTTATGATACTACAACAGCCGGTAATGAAGATTGGCCTTTAATAAAACCGGGCGATGGCATCCAATGTGACCAGGCCAACACTCCTATTCCTAATACAACCCCAACACCTCCTGCAACAGGAGGAACAATACCTAATACATATAGATGGCTTGGAGATACAGTTGTTGTATCTAATGTTGTTGATGGAACCGCAGGTACAATAACATTATCATCCCCTAACTGGGTATTAACAGCGGCGGAAAATCCAATTAAAAATCCAGACCCAGGCTGGGGTGATTATGTAACATTTAAAATTACAAGAGCTGAAAATAAACAATATTTTCCAACTAGAAAAGCGGATACAGTAATATCTATTGCTACTGCCACTGAGTTTAATTTCCTTGATAATTCTGTAGATAATTTAAGTGGAACAGCCGCGTTAAATTTTTATCAATTACAAAACAGCCCTTTAATAGGTAGGGTTTCTACAGTTAATAAAATTGGGGTAATGGCTTCAGATATGATACCATTTCTAAGTGTATATGAAACAAGACCAGAGCAAACCATATTAGAATTGTTTTGGGAAACCGCAACTACTGGATTAATATCAGATTTAAATGCCGATGTATTAACTGGATTTGATGGTCCCGCGGGTTTTAGTGACCCTGATTATACTCATTTTGAATGGCAAGATCCATATGGAGATGAAGAAATACAGGGTGCTGAAGATTCAAAATATATAACAGACGTATTCACTGTATTAAATCAAAACGGAATTATACTAAGAAACACAACAGTCACAGTATTATCAGTAATTGATGGCGCTGGTAATATTAGAACCGGTGATTTTGGATTAGAATCAGGATTAGATTCAGAATATAGATTATATATTAAAAAGCCTAGCGCTCCTGATTATGCAGGTAATTTTGTATTTAATAATAATGCTGGTGTTTTAGAATCCTATGTGTTTACATTTAGTGTTGTAGACCTTGATAACCCTTCTACAACCACTACGTTAACACTTAATGGTAGACTACATAATAATGCTCCAATTATAACAACTTCAGTAGTTGATTATAATATAACTCAAACTGCAACAACCATTACAACTTTAACAGCTGATAATGGATCTTATTCAAATGCAACAACCGGATTAAAATGGAGTATAATTAGCGTATCTCCAACACCTGCTATTCCTTCTTTTAATATAGAACCTTATACAGGAGTATTAACTTTAATAAACCCTAATATACCATTGGGTGGGTATACATTAGACATAAAAGTAGAAGACGCTATTAATACAGAAAATGGAGAGCCATTGGATCCAGTAGACACGGATTTAGGCACATTGTCTGATACAATTGAATTAAATATAAATGTAGGAGATAGCCCAGTACCTTTTTTATTAAGGCCTATTTTTACAAGCACCTCAGATATAGTTGGCGGAACTGGATGCAGTTCAACAAATAGTTATCCTTATGGTATGATTTATATAGGACCAAATAAACTTGGAGAATTTGGGACTAATTATAAAGACTTACCTTTAATGCCAGGATTAGGTGATAGATCAAATTATCAAACTGCTGTTAACGTAGAGGTCGTTAATGCTAATAATTTACCGGTACCTCCTGATGATATAGTGCCAATTGGATTAACAACAGGCGAATATAGAATAAAAGTGCAAATGGAAATACCTATTCCAGACCCTTGTAATGTTGAGAATAATGCTATAGCTAGTGGTTCTTTTTCAATATATTTATATAGAAGGGTATATGATATTGCAAATCCATTAGGAGTAGGTTGGAATTTAATAGAAACTCAAAACAATACCTTGGATAGTCCTCCACCTTTAACAGGACCTAATTACACTTCCCCTGAATTATCGGTTATAAGTACATCGGACGTATCAAAAATTATAACTACATCTTTTACAATTGAAGCATCTCCAGACCCTGATATTAAGTATGAATGGGCTGTTGGGGTAAAAATTAATGCTGGTGGCAGCAATGCTTCAGGAGACAATGTGTTTGTTTCTATTAGCGGTGAGGATGCAAATTATTCTTACGATCCTCCTAACTTTGAAGTACCTATAGTAACACCTTATACTTATTATACGGGTGTTGTTAAAATTGGAGGAACCACCACATCTGCTGTACCATATGATACGCAAGACGCTAGAAAAACAATAACTTATATATCTCCATTACTTCCAATATCTTCTGGAGCAATAGTTAATGGAAATCCAATAGTTAATATTGTATTAACAACTGTTAATAATCAAGTTACCCCAGGGCTTAGAGCTACTATAACAAAAGATAGTAATACTGCAGTTGGTAAAGTAGTTAATGTTAATATAGATAATCCTAAAGAAATAACTATACAATTAGATAATCCTGGGTCAGCTCCAAATGTTCCGTCTTTATCAGGAGGTAATGTAGTATTCCGTACTTTACCCTATAATGAAGAGACTGGAGCGCTTTATGCTAATACTATGGAGGGCACTGAAGTAAGAAGATTTTATACAGACCCCAACTTTACTCAAAAATGGATTCCTCCGTTTGCTAATAGATTTTATGTATTTCAAACAACTAAAAATTATGACCCAGACAATACTGATGAATTTACCGATTACCCTTATTATTGTGCCGAATTTAATAGTGAAGGGGAAGTGAAAGAACAGGTTTTATATCATCCAAATTCTCAAACAGCTTGGGCCGGCGGTACTTCTACTCCAAATACATTTTTTAATTATGGGTATAATATGTATTATGAAGAGCCAGTAGCACCATAATATAATGCTTAAAATAAATTAAAAACCATAAAAAAAACGTAATTATAAAATATGGCTGCAATATTAGAATTAAAATTTTTTAACTCTTTCTGGTTAAAGAAATTAGATACGATAGTAGAGGTTGAAAATACAACTGGAATATTAGACGGAGCTGTTACTACTGCTACTATAATTTTAACAGAAGCAAATCCAGATATAGGTGTTGGTCAAACGGTTACTTGGGATGACGCTCCTAATCCTTTGCCGACAATATATAGAAAGATTAATGACGAAGAATTTGAATTAAGTGAAGTTGTTACAATAGCAGGTGGCACAACATTATCTTTTGGGCCAATAACAGATTTTACGTATATACCAAATGCCTACGCAGCTTCTGATTTACCTATCCCAACAGATTGGTTTGTAGAAGAAGCAAGAATTAGAGGCGGATATAATAATACAAATGTTGACTTAGGGGTTAAAGCTTATATTGTAGAAGATACGCTTACACAGCAGCATAGAAAAAGTTCTTTAATATACTCAGGCATATTTAATTCAAGAACAGGAATTAATAATATAAACCAATTTTCCGTTGGCGAGGATATAACAAGAAGTTTAGATCCGTACAATGGCTCTATCCAAAAATTATATTCAGAAGATACCAACCTTACGATATTCCAAGAATTTAAAGTAAGTAGAGCCTTAATTGATAAAGACGCTGTATATTCTGCTGAAGGAGAACCAATGACGACATCTGGGGCTACTGTAATTGGTCAGGTGCAAGCATATGCTGGTAACTATGGTATTGCTAATAATCCTGAAAGTTTTGCTGTTTATGGCTATAGAAAATACTTTACAGACAGAAATCAAGGTGTTGTATTAAGATTATCACAAGATGGTATAACTGAAATTTCAGAATACGGGATGAGTAGTTTCTTTAGAGATAAACTCTCTGCTCTTGGTGATAGCAATTTAGTATTAGGGATGTGGGATATACATAATAAAGAGTATGTAGTTTCATTACAAAATGGAGACGGGACTTATAACACATTGTCATTTGATGAAGATGTACAAGGATGGACAAGCTTTTATGATTACAAACCTAATAATGGCAGCAGTTTAAGAAATAACTTTTATACATTTAAAAATGGTGAAATTTGGAAACATTATTCACCTTCTAATAGTGGATGGGGTAATTTTTATGGACAAAATAATATTTCTACAGTTGAACTTATATTTAATCCAGATGTGTCATTAGTAAAAACGTTTAAGACAGTAAATTATGAGGGAAAACCTGGATGGGAAGTTTCTGAATTTTATACTGAAACAGATATTTCAGCTCCAGTAACAAGAGCAATAGAAATATATACTTTAGAGGATATGGAATCTCAATTGTTTACAAACTCATTTAAAAGAAAAGAAGATAAATACTTTGCAAATCTTATAAATATATCTACACCTTCAAGCGGAGAAATAGTGTGGGGTAAATCAATGACCGGAGTTAAAGGTATGTACGCAACAACTATATTAAATTATAACAATGCCGAATTACAAAAACGCAGTGAATTATTTGCGGTATCATCAGAATATATAGAATCATCATATTAAATTAAATAAAATGGAATTAACTGTAAGAGCATTACAAGAATCAGATTGGGAAACTTTACAAGAATGGTGGAAATGGTGGAGATGGCCGGAAATGAATAGGGATTTATTACCTTTAAATGGATTAGGTGGATTAATGATTTGTAAAGGAGATACCTTAATAGCAGCCGGTTTTTTGTATTTAACAAATTCAAAAGGTGCACTATTAGATTGGATAATTTCCAATCCTGAATATAAAGAAAAGGATAGAAAAACTAATTTGATGTTACTAATAGATAGTCTAGAAGAAGTAGCTAAAATTAATGGATATAATATAATTTTTAGTTTTACTAGAAATAAAAGTTTAATAGATATACATAAGATATTAGGATATAAAATTGATCCTATACCTTCTTATGAAATTTCAAAAAAATTAAAATAATATGGCGGGATTTACAGCAGTAGCAATTGGGGCCGGTGCCTCATTAATAGGAGGTGCAGTAGCATCACATCAAGCAAGTCAAGCAGCAAAAGGTGCGCGTAATGATGCAGCGCGAGCAAAAGCTGAAATGGATGCAATTAAAAGGGCAAGACAACCTATAACGAATCCTTATGCAACAACAACAAACCTTAGTGGTTTAGCAAAAGATTTATCAGGAATGATAACAAATCCTTATGCTAATTTAGGGGTGGCTACTCAAGCGGCAGAAATGCAAATGGAGCAAACAGATATTGCATTAGCAAACACATTAGATACATTAAGAGCCACAGGGGCAAGTGCTGGCGGAGCAACCGCATTAGCGCAAGCTGCATTACAAAGTAAAAAAGGAGTTGCGGCAAGTATTGAGCAACAAGAAGCGTCAAATGAAAAACTGAAAGCTCAAGGTGAAATGGAACGCAATCAAATGAAGATGGCAGAGCAACAAAGATTACAATCAATTCAAATAAGCGAAGGACAAAGAGTTCAAGGAGCTGAAGCTGCTGGTAAACAATTTATGTTTGCAGCACAGGAAGATAGAACTAATGCGGACCTAGGTAGAGAAGCAGGTGCTTTAACACAAGCAATGCAAAACCAAGCATCGGCAAATGCAGCTCAGGCAGCAGCAATAGGAGGAGCTGCTCAAGGTGTTGTTTCTGCTGTCGGTAATTTAGGCAGAGTGGGTGGAACATAGGAAAAAACAACTGGGTAATAAAAAATTAAAAATATAATACATGAGTGCATACGATAATCCAACTATAATAAAAGACGATTCTGCCATGATCTATGCCCAGATGTTGGGTACCCTTGGTCAAACGTTTACGGAAAGCTTTAATGTTGCAAGAAAAGAACGAGAAGCAAAAGAAAAAGAAGCAAGATTAGAAGCTGAAAAAAAAGCAAAAGAGGATAAAGAATTAGTAATTAGTAGACAAAAATTTTATTCTGAAAATACCGCTAAAAATAGCGAAGATGCTTCTAAAACTAGTGCTTCTCTTGAAAAAGCAGGAGTAAAGCCAAATATTGCAAAGGGGTTAGTGGATTTTCGTTTTAAAGCGCAAACTAAAATTGGCAATTATAATGAAGAAGCGGCATATACAGAACTTCCAAAAGGGAAAGTGGAGGAAGCTGCTAAATTTAATGAAAACTTTAATAATTTATGGTCCTGGTCAACTCAAATGGTAGGAGGTGGCGCATCGCAGATGCAAGCTATTGCTAATGGCGATATTGGAAAAACTAATGCGCGTAATATAGAATATGTAGGGGACGATGATATTTCCCGTCTACAGAGAGCCGTTATTAGCACTAAAGGATCCTCCGGAATGGTTAGTGCGGACCTTATATATGATCTTGATAAGTTAGAAGAGACGGGTATGAGTATTAGTATGAACACTAAAAATATAAGTAAAGAGGAACTAGAAAATTATATTCGTGGAGTAAATCCAAATATTATAAGCAATAAAGATGGATTACAAACTTTTATTGATAAAAATAGTGACGCCATACAGGTTAACAAAGATGGCACATATAATATTATATATGATCAAAAAGTAGATGGTGAAAAAACAGGCGAATTTTATGTTATTATACCTGACGCTAAAAAAGAAAAAGATTTACAAACAGCAGGTATTTATGATAATAGAGATCAACTACAAGAATTATTCTTTAAAGGACCTCAATACGTTCAAGCCCAAGGAAATGCTGGTATATCTACAAGCGACGCTACTATAAAAGTTCCAAAACGAGAAATTGATATGGCCGCCGTTGATAAATTGTTAACAAAACAAGCAAATGTAACAATTGAGGGTTTACTTGCGTCGGAATTAAGAGATATGAATAAATTAAGAGGGTTTGGCAGGATGATTGGGGCTTGGGGAGCTGGTACAGAAGAAGCTAAAAAGTTTGTTAAAATGGATACTGAAGAGCAAATAGACGAGTTATCAAAATATATAATAGATGGATATAGAGCGGATATTATGCGTGATAATAATATTAGATTTGATAAAAAAGAAAATAAATATTATCAACTAGATGAAACGGCATTGAAAGAGTTTAATAAACCATCTAAAACAAAAGGTGGTAGCGCAACAGGCACTCAAAAAAATCAAAATGAATGGAATAAAGTTATTAAAAATGCGATTGAAAAAGGAACCGGTACACCAGCTAAAGGAGGTCTTAGACTAAGTAGAGCCGCAGGTTACTGGCAATTGGTAGATTCAAAAGGTGATCCATATTTGGATACTATAGATATACATGATCCTTGGATATTACAAAATTACATAGGTGGTACATTAGAAAAACAGTAAAACAAATATATGTTAGAATACGAATTAAACGGTAAAATATATACAGAAGAAGATTTAATTAAAGCGGCCGGTGGTAAAGATAAACTCCCGGCTTATATTAAAAGTAAAGGTTTTAAAGTTGCTTCTAAAAAAACTAAACAACCTGCTAAACTTGATGAAAGATTTGGCGAGGATACTTATAAAAAAACGTTTGGGTTTGAAAATCCTGCAAAAGATCAATTTTCTGAAATTAATAAAACTAAAAAGAAACCTGCTACTAAAAAATGGAATGAAGTAATTACGTTTGAAGATTTAAAAGGAGAAGAAAGCACGGTAGCGGAAAATCTTAATAAAAAATTATCAAGATACGGATTAACTCCTGGAGAAGCTACTTTTGGGTTAAATAGAATTACCATTAGAGGAGATAAAAAACAACCCTTATATTCTGCTATAAATAGAGCAGGCGTTGAAACAGCGGTTGATTTACCGGAAGTTGCTGTTGGAATAGATTTATCTAAAGAGGAACTTGCGGCAAGTGCAAAGCAGTTAAATGAGTATATAAGGTTGCATGGAAATAAAGACTATATACAAAAGGTTAAAAATGAAAACCCTAATTTAGCAAGAGCTGCTGAGCAAAAAGTACAAGCTCCAAGTAGACCTCTGCCTGAAAAATTAAAATTATATACAGGCGAATTAAGTGAAGAGTTTAAGAATAAAGAAACCGCTAAAAAAAATGCATTAGGTATAAAAGGGGGATATGAGCCAAGAACTGATATTAACCTAACTAAAAACGATTTTGACTCTCCTGAAAAATACAATAGTTATAGAAGCTGGAAAAGCACAGGGCAAGTACCATTACCAAGCGAACAAAAACTAGAAAAGTTTATTGGAGAATATAATAATAATTATAGAGCTAATAAAGCTTCTGAATTACTATCTGATACTCCACAAGAACAACGGACGATGCTACAAGCATTAGAAGCTGATCGTGAAGATAAAAGTATACAAACGGCGGAAAATTTAAGAATTCAAAGTACCGAATTAGATAAAAAAAGTAAAGCATTTAGTGAAAAAACCGCTAAATTTGAAAAAACACCTCCAACTCCACAAGAACTTGAGGAATATAAAAAAGAATACTTCGCATTACAAAATGAAAGTGCAGCATATAATAAAGAAATATTATCAGTTAAAAAAGATTTTAATAACATAAAAGCTGTATCAGAAGCAGCTTCAAAAGATTATAATAGATTAAATCAAACAGGATCACTTTTAAAACAAACTGCATTGGGATTAGCAGGTGGTGCAGTAGATATTTTAGCTACTGGAGTTGCTGCAAAAGTAGCCCTTACTTCACCAGCTACATACAAAGGAACTAAAAGTTTACTTAAAGAAGCTTTATTAGATCCTATATATAGTGAACAAAAAGCTGCTAGTAAAGAATTAGAATCTTATCAACGTGATCTACAAATTAAGGATATAAAAAGCATGAAGGATCTTGGTAGATGGGGGGCAGGTGTGTTGACTCAAATGCCTTCATCTATGGCTATGGCTGTTACAGGGGAAGTTGCATTGCCTTTATTCTTCCTTAGCGGTTATGGATCAAAACAATACGAAATTGCTAACTCTCAAGAAGCAGCACTTAGCAGGTTACAATATAATGCTGATCAAATTGATAAAGGATTAGTTGCAGCAGAAGATATGGCGGGGGTGCAAAAACAGGTTGCATCGGATAAAAAAACATTGAATATATCAGAAGGCGCTAAATTAACATCCCAATTATTAGCTGGAACAGCAGAGGTATTATTAGAAAAATATGGTACTTTAGGTATTATAAAACAAACCGATAATATACTTAGATCTATACCTCCTCAAGAAATAAAACGTCAATTAAAAGTTATTGGCAAAGAAATGGGTAAATCAGCCGGGGTTGAAGCATGGACAGAAGGCTTAACTCAATTTGCTAATAATGTTGGCGATATTTATTTATTAGGCCAAGATAAAAACTTCTTTGATGGTGTTCCAGACGCAATGGCAGGAGGAGCTTTTATGGGGCCCGGATTTGCAGCAATGGGAGGAGCGGGCACAGTTAGTAATAATATTACAAAAGCCGTTGTTAGCGAACTTACCTCAAAAGAGGAGTTTAAAGCAAGAAATAGGAAACTAGATGAAATAAAAAAACTAACTGGTTTAGAGGATGTTACGGGATTAACAAAGGCACAACTTAATAAATTAACATTACAACACCCGGTTAAAAAAGCGGTAGAAGAACTTATTGATCAAATAGACGGAGAGGATCTTCGTATATTAGATAGATTAGGTAAAGATTTTTCTATGGAAGATGCTAAAAAAGTTGGAGATCTTAATCAAAAATTAAGAAAGATAACAAAAGATTGGAATGAAGCTAGTAGAACTGGAGGATTAGAAGATTCACAGTTAAAATCATTAAAAGATTATTATCAAAAGCAATATAATGATGTTTTTAATGAGAGAGAGGCAATGCTTACTGATAAACAGCTAAGCAGCCAAAATAAAAAAGATAGTGCTTTAAAAAGAATTGCTTTTGAAGCCACTGCAGGATATGGTCTATACAATTATAGATTGACTAGAAAAACTTATCTTGAAAAATTAGCGGGATTTGATAAATTATCATCAGATGAAAAACAGCAATATAATGATTTGGCATTATCGGAATTAAATCAGGATAATATTGTAGATCAATTGTCTAATAAAGAGGTTGATAATAAAGCTAGAGAATTATATGCTGGAGAAGAAATTGGTAAACAATTGGATAGGGATATACAGGCTGCCAATGATTTTTCAACAGAGGCGGGGTTAAACGTAAAGGTTGAAATAATAAATAGTGAAAAAGATTTATTAGAGAAGTATGGTAGTATTATTGAAGGAGCTGATTTAAAAGACATTATAGAAGGTAGAACAAATGCATTTAACATAGATGATAACACATTAGCGGTATATAAACCAAATGCCATTAAAAATGGTCATACAAGTTCTGGATCGCACGAAGTATTGCATACAGTATTATCTAAAGCTTTTAATGGAAATCAAGAAGAGGCTAATAAAAATGGTATAAAATTGCTTGAATATTTAAAAACAGCTCAACCAGATCTTTATGCCGCTGTAGAGGAGCGTATGAAAGCCTACGATCCAACCTATAATGCTTATGGGGAAGAAGTGTTTAATGCTCTTTCAGATTCTTTTAGTGACGGAAAAATACCAAACGATAATGTATTTACACAAATATCCAAAGTTGTTAATAAAATAACTAAAGGAGCATTTGGAACATCATCAGTATTTGATATTAATAGTATTAATACGGACTCAGGTAAAGCTTTATTTGATACAATAAAAGCATATAATCAGAAAGCTGGGGCTAAAAAAACTAAAACCGGTCAAAATATAAGATTTATTTATTCTGACACAGAAGATAAAGTTGCTGAAGGAACCACTGCTACTGGATTTAAAGTGTCAAAAACAAAAGTTGCTGAGGTTCAAAAAAAGATAGATAATTTAGAAGATCAATTAGATAATGGAGAAATTGATTATGATGATTACGAGAGTAGACTTAAAATATTTGAAGCGGATTTAGCAAAAGCAAAACTAATTCCTGAAGAAACTCCAAAACCTGAGGCTAAAAAAGTTGAAGTTTCTGAAGAAGAAGCTGATAAAGAAATAATAAAAAATGAAAGATCCTCATTATCATCTGACAAAGTACAAAAAATATATGATGAAAAAGGATTAAATGGGGCGCAAGAAATTATAGATTTATTTAAACCTATTACTAAGAAATTAGTAAATAGAAGAATGGATGCTCCAGGATTTGATAGAGAATTATTAACCGATGAAATTGAAACCGGAACTGGTGGAATTTTAGATTTAATAAGTAAATATAAACCGGAAAGCGGAATACCTTTAGCCGCATTTATTAATAAGTATTTACCAGTTAGAGCTATTGCTGCGTCAAGAAGGGTGTTAGATAAAGATTTTAGCAAAGATGTAACAGAAGAAAAAGGGTTAATAGCCGAAGAAACTGCTTCTGAGACAAAAGAAAAACCAAAATATAAGAATGCATTAGAATCAAATGTTTTTGATTCAGATGTCTTAAAAACACTATCTGACAAGATAATTACTGTAACTAGAACATTAAAGTCTAGAATTGATGCTCCTATAACTCTAAACAGAACTGTTACACCTATAATTAGTGAGATTAGAGATGAGGTGGGTAGGCTATTAGACATTGATGTTAAAACCGCAATGGGAGGTAAAAAAGATGACCAACTTAAAAAATGGTTGTTAAAAAACAAGCGTTATGTTTTAGAAAACATGACAACAACATGGTTAATGGGTAAAGACGGGGTTGGAGGAATGCCGCAAGCAATACAAAAACAGATTGATGGTAAATGGGTTAGTTATCCAGATTGGGTTGGTAAAAAAATTGATAGAGAAAAAACTACAACAGATCAAGCGGGTAGAACATCAGGAGCAGAACTAGTTAGACGTTTACCTAATGTAAACAATAATGTTTCTAATGAAGTTTATTTAGCACAAGTATTAGAACCTAGTGGTAATCCGATTAGAGGTAGAAAGGAATCATTAGCAAAAGCAGTTGCTGAGGAATCTGCATTTGATATTATTAATAATGATCTTGAAAATGAAGGGCCTATATTTGAAGCTTTATCAGCAAATCAACAAAGATTAGGATATGAATTAACTAATGCTTTTGCAGTTGAAATTGCTAAACAATCTGAAAGAGGCAATATTAAATTTTCTAAAACTGGTATAAGAGCAATAGATAATGTAGCTAATGAATTTAATGATTTTTATAAAAATTTAAATTATACGCAAAGAGCATCGGTATTTAATTATTTAAATAGTAAAGATTTGAAAACAATTGATATTGATACAAAAAATAAACTAGAAGATATATTAGATCGATGGAGAACCGTTTATAATGACAATTCTGCAAAATTATTATTTAAAATTAATAATAAAAAAGATAAAGAATTAAAAGACGAATACCCTGCAGTAGAAAATTTTGATAAATACTTTTCTAAAAAATTAGAAATTGCAGGAACATCAAAAACTATGGCGCTTGGTCTTACTCCTAAAGGATTAGATTTTGCTAAAAATAATCAAGATGAAATTAATGAAATAAATAATTTTATAATAGGCGATTTAGAAAAAGATTTATTAAATGATGAATTAAATGATTCAGAAAAAATAGATAAAGTAAATACTTTCTTAAGAACATATAGAGCTGTTCTTACTGGAGGAGATAAAGGCAAAAATTTCTATTTATCAAATACAAAATTATTTGATAGATTATTAAAAATTAATGGTTTTAAAGAATTAGGATATAGTTTAAAAAAAGTAGGTAATATAAGTATAATTGTTGATAAATCTGGGAAAAACACAAATTATATTGAGGCGCAAACAACAAAAAGTAAGGACTTTGATAATATATTTTTAAAAGCACAGAATATAATTGGTAATAAAGAAGTAAGAGACTCTCAAAGTAAACAAGGTGTAGAAGATATAATGGAATTTGCTGAAAAAATTAAAAATTCTTCTATATCACCAGAGGCTAAGGCTATGGCTGTTATACTTATGGGCTCTAGTACATATTCTCCATTAAGAACATTAGCAAAAGTTGATTCTGTTATATTAGATAAAAATTTAAAAAGTGCTGAGGAATATACATGGGAGCATGTTATACCGGCAGATGAAAGCGTTAGAGCCGTATTGTCTTATGTATTAGATTTGCCATTTGCAAATAAGCCTATTGTAACTAAAGAAAATTTAAAAACATTTTTAGAAGAAAGCAAAATATCATTATTGCCTACTTATATTAATGATATATTAAATACCGTGCTTAAAAGTAGAATGCCATTGAGTTGGAAACCCGGAGATGATATATATAATGCTAGATATTTTGATGAAAAAGTATTAAACGCATTAAAATCAAATGGTATTGATTTAAGGTCATCTGATTTAGCAATATTAACTGGAAAAGGCGGGGATATTACCGAAATTGATTTTGAAGCAAGAAAAAACGCATTAGATATTAGTAATGGACAAGAAGCGGTTATAAAATCTTTAAAAGCTTCTAAAACTACAAAAGGCATATCTGTTTTTGATTTTGATGACACTGTTGGATTAACAAAAGGTAGTGTGCTATACACAATACCCGATGGCTCTAAAGGCAAATTAAATGCAGAAGAGTTTGCTAAAAACGGATCTAATCTATTATCGGAAGGAGCGGTATTTGATTTCTCTGAATTCAGCAAGGTTGTAGATGGCAAGCCGGGCCCTATGGTTGAAAAAATGAAGAAGATGATTGGTAAATTTGGACCAGACAATTTCTTTATTCTTACAGCTCGTCCTGCTAATGCAGCCGGCCCTATCCATGAATTCTTAACTTCAATAGGTATTAATATACCATTAGAAAATATAACAGGGTTAGGTAATAGTACAGCTCAAGCAAAAGCAGATTGGATGGTTGCAAAAGCAGCAGAAGGTTATAATGACTTTTACTTTGCAGATGATGCTCCGCAAAATGTTGAAGCTGTTAAGAAAGCATTAGATACGCCGGGTATAAGTTCAAAAGTGCAACAAGCTAAAATTAAGTTTTCTTTAACGTCTAGACAAGACTTAAAATGGAAACAAGGAGATGAAGATTTATCTGCAAAATTTCAAGTAAAAGGAAAAGATTATAGAATTTCTATGATTGAAACTGCTTATATGGAATACGATGATGATGTACAAAAAATATTATTTGATTTAGTAAAAGAAAATAATCTTGACGAAGAAACTACTATAGCGGCTTATGATGGTGAAGCATATAACTTAGAGTTTTGGGATAAAAAACAAGGTAATGGAATTACCGGAACCGGCAATGCAGCTGAAGTGTTTGGCGTTGTTATTAATGGAGTTACTGAAAGGATTAAGAAAAAAAATATTGAAGCATTAGTATTTACCGCAAAAGAATTTAGTCGTATTAAATTATATGATGCAATGACCGTTGTTGTCGCGGATAAATTAGGGTGGAATGTTTATTCAAAAGAGGGTGTTTATATATTAGCAAAAAAGCCTAAAACAATTGGATCAACAACCGGAGTAGGAAGTTTAAAACCTGTTCAAAATGTTTTAAAAGTTGTTGATGTTAAATCGCCTATTCAACAGAATAAAATCAAGTTTAGTAAAACTATGTTTGCTGATTTTAATAGAATCATTGAGGAAAATAAAGGCGTAGAAAGTTATAAGGTATATTCAGATATTACCGCAAGAAGAAGAGGGTTAAAGAAAAATAGATTTGATTTTTATGTTCCACCATCTGCAGCAGATTTTGAATTATTACTTTATAAGTTTATGGGCAAAGGATCAAAAGGAGAAGAGCAAAAGAAATTCTTTAATGATGCTTTAATAAAGCCTTATATAAATGGAGTGGATTTAATGGACGCTGTAAGACAATCTATAAAAAGAGAGTATAAAGCATTATTAAAGTCATTCCCTGAGATTAAAAAAGAACTTGAAAAATTAACACCAAATAAAAACTTTACGTATGATCAAGCCATGCGTGTTGCAATATGGAATCAATATGGAACAGAAATTCCAGGGTTATCTCAAAGAGATGTAACTTATTTAACTGATCTTGTTAATAATGACCCGGATCTTGCTGCGTTTAAAGATGGATTAATAGTGATGGGTAGACAAAAAGATGGTTGGTTACCACCTAGTACTTATTGGAATGCTGACACTATTGTTTCCGATCTATATAATATAACAGAGGGATCTGGCAGAAAAAAATTCTTAGGTGAATTTATTGAAAACACAGAAAATATTTTTGGTAAATTTGAGAATGGAAGATTGGTTGGTCCTAATATGAATAAGGTTGAAGCTGTTTACGGTACAAATGTTAGAGAAGCATTGGAAGATTCTATATATAGAATGATAAACGGAAAGAATAGAAGTTATGGTCAAGACAAAGAAACAACAGCTTGGAGTAGCTGGGTAAATGGTTCAACAGGAACTATAATGTTCTTGAATACTCGTTCTGCTGCATTACAAATGTTAGGAGCAGTTAACTTTTTAAACTGGAGAGATAATAATCCTTTCAATGCTGGTAAAGCATTTTTAAATCAACCACAATATTGGAAAGACTTCGCTCGTATATGGAATTCAGATAAGTTAAAAGAAAGACGTGGTGGGTTAAGAGAAGATGTTGCCTCTGCTGAAATTGCTAATGCGGCGGCAGGTAGCAAAAACAAAGTAGTGGCGGTGACATCGTATCTATTAAAGATTGGTTATACACCAACACAGTTAGCTGATAGTTTTGCTATTGCTTCTGGAGGTGCTCCTTTCTATAGAAATAGAATTGACTCTTACTTAAAAGAAGGTTTAACAGAACAAGACGCAGAAAAAAAAGCATGGCAAGATTTTTCAAAAGTATCCGATGAAACGCAACAATCAGGCGATCCTAAAGATATATCAAAGCAACAGTCAAGTGGTGCTGGTAGACTTTTATTAGTATTCCAAAACTTTACAATGCAGCAATCTCGTATTGTTAAGAAAGCTGCATTAGATCTTAAAAATGGTAGAGGAGATGCTAAAACCAATATAGCTAAAATAGCTTATTATTTAGCGGTACAGAATATAATGTTCTCAACGTTACAGCAAGGATTATTTGCAGTTATGTTTGATGAAGATGATGAAGAAGATAAAAAGAAAAAAGAACAAAAGAAAACAAAGACTGACGCAGCAATTGACATTGCTAATGGAGTATTAGATAGTATACTTAGAGGCACTGGGTTTATTGGAGGAGCTGCAGCAACATTGAAGAATACTGTTATTAAATACTTTGAAGAACAAGCAAAGAAACAAAAAGCTGAGTATGCTAAAGTAGTACTTGAATTAGCAAATATGTCTCCCCCTATTGGTTCTAAATTAAGAAAAACATATAGTGCATTACAGCAAACCAAATATGATAAAGACTTAATAGCAGAAAGAGGGTGGGGTGTTATGCAAGATGGTAGAGTTCACTTAGGGCCTATGTATTCCGTAACAGGAAAACTTGTTGAGGTTGGAACTAATTTCCCTATGGATAGATTAGTTAATAAAGTTGAAAATGTTTCACAGGCATTTAATTCTGAAAATACCGCAATGCAAAGACTTGCAACAGGGTTAGGTTATTCACCTTGGACTGTTGGTATTGAAGGAACTAAAGGAGATATACTTATAAAGAAAGAGGCAAAGGAAGAGCGTAAAGAAGAGGGAATAATAAAAGCTAAAGAAACAAGACGAGAAAATGCTCAGAAGTTAAAAGATAGTATTAAAAGTTTATCAATACCAGAAAGAAGAGAATATAGACTTAAAGAAGCTTTAAAGAAAAGAGAAAAGAGACAGGAGAAAGCTTTAGAGAAAAGAGAAGAACGTCGTAAGAAATTAGAAATGTTCAGAAAGTTAAACGCAAACAAATAGAATAGGCACCATACCTAACGTTGCGTAAAAAAGAAGGGGACCACATAAGTGAATCCCCTTTTTTTATTATTCTTCTACTTCTTCTTTTTCTTTAAGTTCTTCTTTTGCTTTTTCAGATATTAAAGATATTGCTTCCGCATAACCTGGCATTTCTTTTATAAGTTGATAAACTCCAATTGCCATTGTCTTCGTATTATCAAGTTCAGTTAACATAAAATCTACTACACGAGTTAAAGATTCTATCTTATTCCTCATCATTACTAATTCGTTTTCTTTCATTTTTTTATTTTATAAAACATTACAAACACTACTCTACTATCTACAAATTCATTAGGGTATTTACTATGAAAATAATTACAAGGATAAGATATTAATCTATTTTTTTTATGGCCTATAACAGATTTTAAATCCCATAAATCAAGATCATTAGCATCTTCTTTTAATAATCTATTTTGCTCTTCAATAGTTACATTGTCAAATCGATCTCCATATTTTTTATGTTCCCAAAAAGCCGTACCATTTAATCCATCTTGCTTAGAATCAGATATATATAATACGCAAGCTCTATCAGGTTGTTGGCCTTCTATTATAGAATCATTATGAATACGCCAATCATTATCTTGTCCCTCTTTAGCTTCTCTAACAAAAGACAATATAGGCTCTATCTTTGTTTTTTCTAAATCTTGTATTTCCAATTGAATAGTGTTAACTACAGCCTGCGGCAGCATCTTAACCCAGAAAGATTTCCCAGGAGTTTTTAATTCCTGGAATTCATCTTTATTGGTTCTTATTAATTCAATTAAATTTATATCTAAAAAATCATCTTTTATATAGATCATACTACTTCGCAATTACCCAGTCTTCTGCAAGAACATCTGTTTGCGAGGCTAACCAAGGCACAACATTGTTCTGTGCGGTTTTCATTGCAATATACGCTCCATAAGGAACCATATCATCTTCAAATATTCCCTTCATTGTGCCAAGAGTATTGCCACTTGCATGGTATTTGTTTTCAGGAACATAATAAATGAACATTCCTTTACCGTTCCAGTTTTTTCTTGCTACTTTTTTACCTTGCTTAGCAGCTTCTATAGCTTGCCCAAAATTTAATTCCATATTTATTTATTTTAATTATTAATTTATTTCACAATTACCACCACCACAAGCAGCAGAATCACCAAAATTTGTATTGTCCTGAACCTCAATTACTTTAGATAAGTCTACATCTTTTAATGTTTTCATCATCTCTTCATATTGTTCTTTAGTACAATCTTCAAATGGCGTTTGCTTATATGTACCTCCATGATACGGTAAAACAGATAAACCATTATAATATTCTTTATTTGCCCACATCCATTCACCAATGATTTTCCACTCATCATCGCGTACAGAAACTGTACAAGAAACATTATGTGTATTGTTACCTTTATCATGCCCTGTCTTAACCCAATCCTTAGAAATTAATTTAACTCTTTCTAATAGATCTAATGTTGATTCATATCGTGTTATGGCGCCATTAGGAGCCTTCTGAGGCACAGATATAACCGCTTGCAATGTTGGATTAAAATATTCATCTTCGATCAATTCTGGATGATTTATTGCGAGGTAAGAATAGATTGCTTCATTCTTGCCTAATCGCATACGGCGAATATAATAGTCATTGTGCCAAGCGTGAATACCGCTAGAAGTGCCAAGTACAAGGCTAGTAGTTCCTGCCGGCTTAACCGCGGTTGTTCGTGCTGCTTTGTTGATATTAATAGCCGCCGCAATAATATTGTTTGTTTCCTTAACAGTTTGTGCTGCTTCTTCATAGTTTAAATTTAAGTTATCCTTTGATGCAATACCGGTCATAGATACTCCTAACAATGCATCCTTTTCTGTATTCTTACGCCATATATCTCTTAAGTAATGAAAGTCAACATATGATGCTTGCAACGTACCAATGAACGATGCGGCTGATGCTCTTGCATTAAAATCCTCTTGACTCTCAATATCCGCCATGTTAATCTCTGTAAGGTTACAGAACTGATACGGTCTTAAAGCAATCTCACAACAAGGATTAGTTCCCCAATCTTTATCATTAGTCAAATAAATCCCTGGCTCACCAGATCCAGAGGCTTCGATACGTTCCCATACTTTATCAAATGTTTTCTTATCAATCTTATGGCGTACTAAAACAACTGAATTATTTGCTCTACCTCTTTGCGGATTATCTTCCCACCAATTACCGGCTTTACAATTTAACATTGCATTACTATCAAGATCAAATAATGAAATCATTGCAGCACGTCTAATACCACCAGCTAAAACAGCATCTGCAATATGACACTGAATATCATGGCATTCAATATCTGTTAATTTAGATCTATCTTCTTTACCTCTAAGGATAGCTTCTACTTTAACTAATGCAATTCTTAATGGTTCTGGTCCTGGTGCTTTGCCTCCAGCAGTTACAAGCAATGCTCCTTTCTGTCTTATATCAGAAAAGTCAAATTCTATATGAGAAGTTAATCCCCCTGTATAAGATTTGAATAAAGCTTTAACCGCATCTGCCCAGCCAATTATACTATCCTGAACAACATACTTTTTCTTACGATTGTAATTAGGTTTTCTGATTTCAGGAAGTTTCTCAATGTGGTGGTTCTGGACCGAATAACCCACTCCAGTCCCTCCAAGCAATAGAAACATAGTCTCAGAAAAACTATGAATACTATCAATAGGTAAGAAAGCGCAGTTATAAATACGAGCATTATTAAGCTCAATAGCTTTACCACCAAACTGTAGGCTTCGCATCGAAGGTAAAACCTTTTTAGTGAATACAAAATTCTTATAAACTTGTTCAATTGATTCTTTCATTTTAGGGAACTTAGTAGTATGCATATTCATATTACGCGTTACTAATTCATCCCATGTTTCTCTTCTCTCTTTTTCTGGTAAATATTTAGCATACTTAGTGTATACTGTAATGTCACTTAATATTTGTTTATCTAAACTTAAACTCATTGTTTGTTTTCTAATTGTGTTTCTAAAAATTTAAAAAGGTGGCCCATTGTTTCAAATACATATGGCACGTTTTTTACTGATAAACCTGTTGGGAAATCATTTATATATACCATATAACCATTTTGAGCGGGCTCTATCGTTATTCTTGTTGTTGGTGAATCCATATTAATTATCTATTTCTAATGCAAAGTCAATAAACGGCAGGTAAAGTACATGCGTTTTAAATGTTGGTTCCTCATATGTTCTAATACCAAATAGTATACCCGGATATATGCCTATTGCTAATGACCATGATTTTTCTTCTGGTTCCGGTAATTGTTGTGGTACAACTTCTTTTTTTGCTCTTGCCATAATTAATAATTGTTGTTAGTTAAATTTAATTCTTCTTGCTTCTTTAGTATATCTTTATACTTTATTCTACCTTTAATTTCAAATGACCATTTAATCCATTTATCAAATTGTCTTTCAGCGTATTTTTTTCTTGCTAATCTTTTCTCTTCTCGAGAATTAACTTCACTGTCTCTAAACATTCTGGTTATTTTTTAAATTATTTATAATTACAACCTTCATAACCATGCAAATGAAAATAAGCCTCCAACATTAAAGCTGCTGCTGGATGTTTATATCCTCCATATATCTCATAACCTTCTGTTATCTTTCCTCTATTTCTATGTTCATACATTCTTTCTGTTATATTATATGTAAATCCCACATAATGTTCTTCTGGCAAATAATAAACATAATACAATCTATCCCCACTATTTTTTTTCTTTCTCCAATCATTATTGTACTTATATTTACATTTTTTGCATGTACCTATAGGTTTTCCCAATCTTGTTCCAAATTCAGTAAATAGTTTTTCTTCTTTACATTTATTACATTTTTTCATAATAAATTGTTTTCTAAGTTTTTACGGTTTTGCAAAATTAGCTCTACAGTTTTCCTTATTTCTTCTTGATTTTGCGGTTTATATAATGTTCTTTTGTCATTCATTAAGTGCATTAGGTATTTAAACATCTTCCAACGTAATGGAAAAGATTCATTAGCTCTACCTTTTGTTTCAATAATAAAATCATTCCCGATAAAATCAGGCGTATACTTTATATTTAAAACTTTTTTATCTCCTCTATTTATAAAATCTCCTTTACCGTTTGATTGCCGTTCATAACATTCATTCTTGAAATTAAAACTAGGCAGTAATTCAAATGATTCTCCTTCATATCTAAAGTCTATATTAGCGTCTTTTAAAGATTTATACATAAACTTTTCAAGGCCAGAAGCAAAGGTAATACCATTATATATTACCTTCTTTGCAACTACTGGACCTTTCTTTTTTGATCGTTTAATCATCTATTTCAATTGAATATTTATTCCCATATTCTCTTTTTGGTAATCTTATTGTTTTTAATAATTCAAAATGGTTTTCAAGACTTCCATAATTTTTTATACCACTATCAGGCCCAGGCCCATTGCCATTCTTCAAAGAGTTCTTCAATGCGTTTTTTGATTTGTTTTTTTTTACTCTAATTTCAAAAGCATCTATAACATCAATTTCATTTATTTCTCGCAGCAAAGCTTTTTCTTCTCTTAAGTCTGTGATCTCTTCTTTTAATCTTTGCAGATATAAGGTTGCATCCATTAATTCTTCTTGTAGATGATTAAGCCAAGTAAATACATCGGAGTTATCATCACGCATTGTTTTGCCATACTTTGCAAATCCTACATCAGATCTATCTACAAACTTATTTACTACAGATTGTACAACTGGATCTCTAAATTCAATTTCTTGTTTTGTCATATTATAATGTTGTTTTTATATGGTTATTTAATGATGGCACTGTCGCTGAAGTAACTCCTCCTGAAATAGGCAAAATCCTATTAGATTTAACAAATGTGCCATTGATCATAGATCCTTGTCGTGACTTAATAACATTATAAGCTGATTGAACACAGTCTTCAATCTTTAATCCTTCTAATGCAGCTAAATTAGTTAATACAACAACCATGTCGCCAATAGCATCAATCAGTTCTGCTTTATCTTTTTTAAGTATGGCTCTTGCTAATTCACCAGACTCTTCACATAGTTTTGTATATTGTGTTTTAGAATCGCCGTTTCTATATATGCCACGTTCATCAGCCCATAATCTAATAAGATCATATACATTAGGATTTGCAACTTTAACTTCCTCTGGTTGATTATAATAATCTAATGCCATTGATTTTTTGCCTAATGATTGTGTAAATTCATCCATTGCTTTATTGTACACATAAGATCTAGCTGGGTTATACATTGAGGTACTAGCGTTTTTTACTATCCAATCCGCTAAGTCATCAGTTAAAACATACTTACCAAAGTTTGTTTCTATTTTCATTCCTTTGTTATCCATTAAATTACCTTTAAGTTTGTTCAAAGGACATGGAAATGTTGTTGTTTGTTCCGTTACGTTTACTACCATTTTATTAAATAATTGTTTATAAGTTTCTCTGTCTATTTTGTATCCGTAGATAAGTTGAAGTTCTAATTCTCTATTTGATATATAATCAATATCATTACTAGATTCTAGAACTTCGTATTCACTTTCCTGATACCCTTGCTGTATCGTCACCCTTTTATTAATATTACGCGTTACTCCAATTTTTTTACCAGGAATATGATAAATATAGTATAAATTCTTAGTTTTTTCCATATTTTTTTTATTTATACAGCAACCGCAGCTGAAATAACTGATCCGTGCTTATAATTGCTAATCGTTAATATTCCATTATTATACTCATAACTTGGTAAATCAAATGTATCTTGTACTAAATATTGTACAACCGCTTTTGAACTTGTCCTATACACATGAGCATCTACAATTTGAACATCTAACTGATTAGGTTTATAACCTGTTTTATCCGCTACATATATAAGTACCTGAGAAAATAATGCAACGTCATAAGGTATGCCTAAAAATAAATCACCTGATCTTTGCACAACAAACATATTTATATTATCACCATCAACAAAGAATTGAAAATACAAGTAACAAGGAGGCAATCGCATTTGATCAAGCTGAGCAGGATTCCATAAACTTATAATGTGTCTACGACTGTCTGGATCAGCTATTAAATTTTTGATAAGCATTTGCATCTGATCTATATTTTGATCATTAAAATTGCGCATTTGATGTCCATATACAGGGCCTAAGTTTCCGTTATCATCTGCCCAAGCATCCCATATTTTTACACCAGCATCTCTGAATCTTTGTATGTTGGTTTCGCCATTCATAAACCATTCAAATTCGGTTTTAAATGTTTTATCAAACATCTTTCTACCAGTTAATAATGGAAAGCCATCATTTAAATTAATACTTAAACTTGCATTGAATATAGAATAACACCCGACGCCTGTTCTGTCGTGACGTTCAGTTCCAACTGCAATGCATTGCTCAAGTATATTTTGGTATTGCTCTTCGTATTTACTTATTATTAGTTTATTTGGTGATAGCATATTTTTCGTAATAGTATGTGTAAAATTTAAATAATTGTTTCCAGATTTCTACTTTCTTATAAGCCTCAGGACTTATATTTATTTTCTTGTTTATATCTATAAGCAAATGCCATGATGAACTTGTGCTTGGTTTAGGTGATATATATATTCCATTATTAATGCACCAAGAATAAGCCAATTGCTCTTTTATAGTAGGAACATAAAAGCCCATATCTATTTGGTTTGTTTTTCTATACCCGCTTCCCATTATA